GCATGAGATGTGGTTACCGGTTATGGATCATCGCAACAAAGCGATACAGAATCCTGATTCACGAGCAATCAGCGATACTCGCATGAGGTGTTTGACAAAGTGTTTGGCCATGTTTGGATTGGGTCACTACATATATGCTGGAGAGGATTTACCGGAGGCTGGAAGTATCAGCGTACCCCGCTCCTACACTGACGGCGAGAAAGAGATGATGGACAGGCTGATTGTTAAATCCGATGCAACAGGGTTTTTAGCATTTTGGTCAAAGCTATCAGAGCAAAAACAAAATGATTTATACAACTCTTTTGAGAAAGGTCAGATAACTAAGAATAAACAGATAATCGATAAGCTGATATCTGATGCGCACAAACATATAAACAAATACATTACTGGGATAAAGGAGGCTATTGAAAATCAGGATTTTACTGGGCTTGTAGAGCTAAGAGACGAAATTAAAGAGCATGAAAAAGGATTGATTGCAAAGGGACTGACAAAAGAGGAATTACTACAACTTAAACAATTACCGGAGGTTAAATAATGAAAGGTGTAAATCGCGTAATTTTACTTGGAACATTGGGAAAAGATCCAGAATTTAGACAAACACAAAACGGAGGAATTATAGCCAACCTATCTTTAGCAACATCTGAATCATGGCTAGATAAAAAATCAGGTCAAAAGGTAGAAAAGACAGAATGGCATAAGATTGTGATGTTCGGAAAGTTGGCAGAGATTGCAGAGAGATACTTGTCAAAAGGTGCCAAAGTCTACATCGATGGCAGCTTAGAGACAAATAAATGGCAAGACAAGAACGGTCAAGATCGTTACACAACACACATTAAAGCTAGGGATATGCAAATGCTTGGAGGTGATAAAAAGCAGCAGCCTGCGCCGCAACAACAATCATTTGAACAAGATGTGCCCTTTTAATCAACAGAGAGAGAAACGTAATGTTAAAAGATTTAATCAAAGAGATTTTAAAAGAAGAGTTAACGGGGCAACCTCAGGCTGTAACAAGTGATCAATACCCGCTTATCGGTAGACCAGTATTGATACGGCATCATAAATTTGGCGTAAATGTCGGAATTGTTGAGCGAGAAGATAGTGAAGCCTACACGATAACACAAAGCAGAAAGTTGTGGAGATGGGCGCCCATTTCTGGGATTGCTCTTGAGAGTTTAGCCAAAAACGGCCCGGACCCTGAGCGAACAAAAGCTACTGCTATTTGTGACAATGTTGTCATTCCGAAAAACGAGCATTGGTGCGGTACCATTGAACTAAGCAATAGTATTTATAGAGAGATCATTAAGTTAGAAACGGCTGAGCAATCATGATTAAAATAGAGAACGGTGAGTATAGATTTTCTGATGATATAAACGGTTACGGTTACGGTTCCGGTTACGGTTGGGGTGACGGTTCAGGTGACGGTTCCGGTTACGGTTGCGGTTCCGGTTACGGTTCAGGTGACGGTGACGGTTACGGTTACGGCTACGGTTCAGGTGACGGTAAATAGTAATTAAAAAGAGGTGAATTATGATAAGTGAACGCGAGATAAACGAACTATTACTACTACAGGAAATAATAAAAGAGCGTTTTCAAATTAAAGACTTAAAAAGGAGGAGCAACAATCACAAAGGAAAGCAGATTTTTGTAGGTTTAGCAAAGGAGGCACTGAAGCACAGTTTAGAGACTATATGCTACGTAGCAGACATGAAATATCCCGGAGTACGTGCAGCATATTACAGATATCTAGACTTAGCTTTTATGCCTAGCAACATTAAAACTTTAAATTCAATTATTGAGCAATTCGAGGATGAAAGACATGGATGCAACGGAAATCATTATTCAAACGCAAGAAATTAGACGTCGACTACGGACGGCATTTAACGCACTAGACGGCATACAATACCCTGCGGATGAGCGTAGCGACGATATTAAAACGAGAGTTATGATTGCAAAAAAACAAATTGAGGGAGCTATAAATGTCATCGAGCGATCCACGGAAACAGATAGAAGGATTAATAAACGCTATACGTACCACCCCAACCCCTTCTTTAATTACGAGGTCCGAGGACATTCAGGCGATACGCAAAGGAATTCTGCGGGGCTTGAAGGCTTTGATGGATGACCAAGATGATGAGCGCCCTATTGAGTGCAAAGTCGATGAAGCGGTTGTAGTCGAACTTAAATCACGATGGGCACAAGCAAACGGGATGTGGAAGTAAAAAAGGCCCCTAAGATGGGGCCAAACGCCCTAGGTTTGGAAGGTCAGAGAGAGGGCCTAGGGCAAAAACGCGGGGCCATGGATAAACCCCGCTACTTAACTATATGTATAAATTGAGAGAGGGTCAAAAATGAGTAAAGCAGAGCAATTAGCGAGCGATTGGTTCGAGAAGTTCAATAATCACAAAATGCTGTTTGGTTTTTCAGCAATGTTAATCCTAACAGTTTGTAGTATATATTTTAACATGCGATTGGGAAGGCTATCAGCTAGCCCATCAGACAATACATGGTACATCATGCCACTGGCCTACTCTTTTCTGGATGTGGCCGCCCTGGTCCTAGCAATGGCTATCTTCGCGGGTGCGGTACGAGGCATCATGAAGTTTGCTGCTAGTGTCTGGTTTACGTACCTTATAGCCTTGTCGCTCTTCGCGTGTCTTAGCTGTATCATCGCTTTAGACGCGCAGAAGGCTAGTACGGGAGATGCTTTTAAACGTCAGCAGTTAGAGATGGCCCTCGCACAAGCAAACGACAATGTTGAAACATGGCAGCGTAACGTTGCTAACACGATTAATCACCGATCAAAGTTCCAGCGCACTCTAAACGACGCTATCGAAAAAAGGGATGATTTAATATACGAGATCTCAAAGCTCGACTCCTCCACCCCGGCTAACCAAGTAGTGTTTGAAAAGATGGACCCCTTCATGCCTGCTTGGATTGATCAAGACATGTTCAAGACCTTAGCGAGATTGGCTTTCGGTATCGCAATGGTGATAACCCCTCTCTTGCTTACTGCTGTGATGGCACATGTTTTGGGTACATCTCCAGCCGCTCAGGCTAAACGGTCTGAAGCTGCAAACGATCAAGAAAGGTCTGATAATGTAAAAAAGATGGTCCAGGTCTAGATCCCGAATATGGTCTAGATGAGGATGAAAACGGTCTGAAAGAGGTAAAACAGGAGGAAAAAAACGGTCCAGACCAAAAAACGGTTCTATTTACGGCAAATACGACCAATCGACGGACCGGGACCGATCGAGATATTGCACAAGAAATCTGGGATTATGTAGTAAATGAGGGCGAAAGAGTTGGGTCTAGTTACGTAGCTAAACGGTTTTCTGTCGGAAAGGAACTGGTCTTAGATGTTTATCAAGAATTGGTCTCAGACGGTTATCTAGCCCGGACCAATTCAAACAGATACTACCGGACCAATAAATGCGCATTTCCTAAGGAGATTAAAGCATGAGTAAAGCAGATTGGAACAAGTTCGGTTTAGTTGGTTTGGGATTCTTTATTGCTCAACTTATCCATCCAATGCCACTATCATTAGATGTTTGGGATGTAGTAAAAGACGTTTGGGAATTTGTCACTGATACTATTGAGGATATACAGCAATGATCAGATTAACATGTAGCGATAATGTGCCGGCTTGGTTTTGTGATATGTCTAGACCAGTCTATGAGGATGATAGCGGTGTAGTACATCTTAATAACAAGCTTCCAAATTCTTTAAAAGTGTTTGGCTTTTTCTCCCTGGCTTTGCCGGGGGGAGGAGTTCAAAAGTTCAGATATGAGCTGGAGAAATTCGGCTGGAACATGTACGAGCTGATAGACCCCAGTCTTGACGATATGGCAGAGGTTGAGAGTATTTGCTATCAATGGGTAAAATCAGATGTGATAGCAATGCAGCAGAGAGACCTGATATATGATTTTATCGGGATTGCAGTTAACAGACATTATATGGAGATCGAGAATGGCACAGATAATACGTTACAACCAACCAACTTATCAACCGAATTATCAAACATCACATACTGATAACTTTGTTTATAAAACGAATTTGAGTATTGCAAAAGTGTTAGGCGTCCTAGTGATGGGCGCCGTATATTTAACGCTGATGATTCCTTGTAAAGTTGTCGAGTGGGTCTACACTAAGTCAGTTAATTTTTTAAAGAGAGTGAGGGATAAATAATGGAATTATTATTAATAACGATCGCTGCTTTAGCAGCAATCCAGCTGTATAACAGCGTACAGTTAGCAAAAATGCATGGCAGCATTGACGCTATCGAGATTCATTTGATAGAGCAACAAAAGCATCAGATGCGGTTGATCGATGAGCTAAGGAGGGGGGGCATATGATATACGGCGTTGCAGCAATAGCTACTATAGTAATGGCATATTGTTTATTTACTATTATTAGTATGCATCAATCAGCAAAAGAAATTGAGGCAATCTTTAAAGCATACGATGACGGCATAAGACAGATAATCGAATTACAAATGGAAATTTTGGAGGGTAGAAGGTGATGTTTAAATTTAGGGTTTGGAACAGAAAATTAAATCGATATGCGACTGACCTAGAAGACTTCTATTTATCTGAATCTGGTGATTTAATGATATTAAGATATCAAGCAGCCGGCCCATATTTAGATGACGCTATTGATGAATATAACGTGGAATACGCGCCAGGAATTAAGTGTTGTAAAACCGGCGTTGATTTGTTTGTTGGGGATATTGTTATTTTTAGAGATCTGAAAGGTGCAATTATTTTTGATGATCACTTCATGTCTTTTATGCTTGAAGATTGTGAAGGACAATATCATAGAATATGTAAGATAAACCAGTACGAAAAAATAGGTGGTAAAAATGAGCTGTGAGATAATAAAGCGGATTAAAGAGGAGATAGAGCGGGATAGAGATTATAAATTATTAACAAATGAGATGGTTAAAGTAAAAGGAAAAATTGATACAAAGCAAAAACCGGGACGGATTGCAAAATTGAGCGACTTTGGTTTCAAATGCGCTTTTACTGAAAAGCCAGAATGCGATCAGCCTGGCGGTTGTTCAAAACCCGTCTTAGTTATTCGCGACTGCGGGGACGGGACACTAAAAAGTTACTCAATATCTAGATACAGGCCCGATGGGTGGGGAAACACAGCGGAATATTTGTGGCTAGACCAGGAAAGTAACGGTTATAGAGTATTAAAGTGGGCTTATTTGCCTGATTTATCTAGTTAAGCCCTTCGCTTTAACAAAGCCCTCGACAGCACCCCCGCCAAAATAAAACGCCAAAATTATCGCGGTGGGGGTCCCTAAGATCTGATTATTAAAACTGGCTAATTCCTGGCTTATGCTCATCAATTGGCTTGCTTTGCATATCTCTAAACACGGGTCAAAAAACGCCGAAACGCTAAAGAGAAGGGCGCACACTACCCAAATTCCACAGTATGAGCATGTAACGATTAGGGCTAAAAGTCTTTGTGCAAGTTTAAAAGGCTCGTAGAGTTTTAACAGTGATTTAAAATGGTCTGCTTTTTCTTCTTCTGTGTGCCAAACTTTATCAAGCCCAGAATAAGCGGCGTCTAGGGTTTTTTCTATGGTCTTATCTGACCCAAATATTTTACCAAACCAGCCCATTACCATCTCCTATCAAGAATATTTTTGGGGTGCGTCGGATATCGTCCCCAAAATTTAATGTTGTTAACCGCTTCCCCGTCTACATCTAAAAACTTCTTACCATCCCACTTTGCTGGGATTACACAGTCTTCAGTTATCACTATATACCACTTTTGTTTACTCTTTCTATAATTCTTGTTTTCTAAAGGGTAGAATATTACAAGGCTATGCCAATTACCCGGGCACCAGTCTTTTTCAGGCACTAATCACTCCATTTAAACAAATAGTTAGTTGGATTAACTTTATCGCCTTCTACTATTATTTCATAGTGCACGTGGTCAGTAATGCCCGGCCAAATATCTTGAAGGGTCTGAACAATACCAATTGCATCGCCAACTTTGACGCGACCGTGTTGTTGTACAATAGGTTTAACATAAAAATAACGGTGGTGATGACCTTCATCTGTGGTAACTTGAATATAGCGTAAATGCTGTCTATTCCGTTGGGAGTAGGGCCATCCTAGCTTTGTGATAATCCCGTCTACACTTGAAAGAACAACCGAACCGGGCGAACAATCATAATCGATGCCTTCATGTTTTCGTTCACCCCTTCGAGCGTGCCAATGACCAGCACCCCATCGATCAGATTTACGCTCAGGAGGTATTACTTTAATAACCACTTGTAAAACCTCCTGACTTTAGGATGGGTTGATAACTTCACAACACTAACGAATATGAAAGTACAGAAAACTCCGGCTGTAAAAATTATCGTTATTTGTTCCAGCATAAACTTATGTCGCAATAGTGCCAAACGCTTTCCATGTGCCAGGATTTCCCGCTGCGGTACATATCCATCCGGCTGTCCCCCCTGCCGTAGCGTTTGCGTTCCACACAATCCATCCTTGTCTATGCTCGCCATTCGTTGGCGCCGCACTTAACAGGGCTTCATTTGAAATTATGGCACCGCTATTACTTGTTACATCATATCTCACTAATGCAGTGTCAACATCCCAAACGTCCGATTGATATACCAGGCCATTAGTAACAGCGGTAAACTGATACATTGCTGTAAACCTTGTGCCAACAGTTCCTAAATCGTCATATATTGAGTTATTACCAACTACACAATCATGAAAGTTTAACGCACTGTTAGCTGAGCCAAGTTTAACGCCATAACCTAAGGTGCCTGCGCTTCTACAATTAGTTATTGCGTTACCTGTAAAGATAAGTCTGGAAAAATTAACAAACTCAAAAGCCTCATTTTGTGAGCCTTCAATGTTGTTGCCGGTTACTATCATAGATCCGGCTGTGGATGAGTCGCTTTCAATGTAAAACTTACAATCGTCTGTAGTGTTTGCTGAGTTTGCAACTACAGAGTTATTTGTAACTTTGACGTGCTTGCCAGCGCCTTTTATTTGAATGCCGTGCTCCATATGTCTAACAATATTATTATCACAAATAAAAGACTCTACAACGTTTTCACCGAGTATGCCGAACCCATTCCCGTTTTCTATAATGTTGCCGCTAACGATAATATTCTCACCCCATCTGCACCTTATCGCTGGTCGAGCATCGTTCGTTGTAACGTCTAGGTTAAGATCATACAAAATGTTATTAGTGATAACTTGTCTTTCAACTGGACCGGAGGAGAATGTTTGTATTCCGACCGCCTTAAATATCGTGTTGAATATTATATTACCGTCGATAATGATATTGTTGGATAGATTGCCTTCAGAGTTTATGGCGGCAACCCCATAAATATCGTGAATTATATTTCCTCTGACAACAACGTTTTTACAATCAACTAAAGCAATACCATTACCATATGCGTAACTAACCCCGCCTGGGTGGCTAGCCGTACCTATGTTGTGTATGTAGTTATCTGTTATCCATAGCCTGTCGCTTTCTGCTGCAAGATCTATCATCTCTATCCCTGCTCCGAGGCATTCAAGAATCTCACAGTTATGTATCCATACATCTGTTGATTGGGATAAGCCAATGCCGTAATTAAGGGCCGTGGTCCATGTGTCCGACTGACCATCTAACGTTAGGTTGAATATTTTTACGTTAGTCTTTTGGTTAACAAGGATTGGTTTACCGGCTGTCCCGCTGTATCTTATGGTAGAGCCTTGCCCGTCTAATTCTGTATTGCTCTGTATGTTTATAGTTGATGTTATTAAGTATGCTTTTCCGGGAGACAGGCTTATCTCACCGGCATAATTTAATGCCGCTTGTATTGCGGTGGTGTCATCAGTCACAGAATCACCAACCGCACCCCACTGATCCACCAGATGCACGCCGTAAGGGAACAAAGCTTCAGCTTGGTGTGTGCTTAGGTTTATATATGACCCACCGTCAGCTGTTCCGGTTGCGGCAGCAACAACATCGTACTGGTTCCCGCCATTATCGCCAATTGAGTTATAACCTAGGGTTATACACCAATCCCCAACAACTAAATCAGTGCTTGCAACCATATCTGACACCGTTTCAAACACATATAACTGACCCACCCGGTCTATGTCGCTTTGTATCTGTGTTAGAGTTGCCTGAATATCGGTGTTATCAGCCGGTTGAGCAATAGCGTCAATAACCCAGTCAGCACTTCCAGTAGTGTTATTATCAGCATCGGTTGCGTTTTGGTATAAAACAATCTTATAAGTCTGGTCAACATGCGGGATGAAGCGAGTAGTACCATCTGTTGTAGGGTAACCACTCGAATCAAGTTGGCATTTATCAAGCGTTGTTCCACCTGTGCTATCGGTCGCCATGTTGAACGCTGTTGTAGTACCTGATTGGTACATTTTAAGAAAATAACCAGACGCCAACAAGTTAGCGCTAGTTGAATATTGGGTCATTGTCCCTGATATAGGAGTCCAAGCCATTGCTATTTTTCCTCGTCTGTTCTAAGTGTTTGTGCTGCTGGAGATAGGGTAGGGGATCTGGTTGGCCTAGTACCCCTGGATTTAGTTCTCTTTGGTAATCGCAATAATAGCTTGTTCTTACGCCAGTCACTTAGATCGTCAAGCAATGCCCCGACAATCGGAAATCTGGATTTAGCTTGATTAACAGCGACCTCAGTGGGACCGCCGCCAATGGCTCTACCGGGTGGTGGCTCCCTAAGTTTTGCTATCTCTTTCATTCTGTTTAAAAACATTCTTTCTTCAGCAGTAAACAGGACCATGGATTTTTTATCTATTGACTTAAGGGTTCTCTCTAGTGCATCCCTAGATAGAGACCTAGTTACCCCGTCTTCTCTAACAGGACCTTTAAATGATTTTTCTCTAATAGCTTCTATTGCTTGTGCTCTTAAATCGTTCCAGGCCTGCTTGCCTTTGTCTGTCTGGTTTAGATAAACCTTAAGCTGGTTTAAATCTTCCTGCCGAACCCCCTTTGCAAACACAACATCATTAACAAATGTATCGGGGGATATTTTATTTTCCAGCATATCCCTAACAATGTTTTTTCTACGCTTATCGAATTTACTTAGCCCAGCTCTTTCTAAACCTCTTTCAAAATCTCTTTTAGCTGCTCTAGCCTCAGCGAATATGTCATCCCCTCTGGCTTTTAACACATCTTCGTCTAATGAGTCTTTAAGAGTTCTAGATAACTGCTTGCCTCTGTCAGATAAAGAGTCGAATAATGAGTTAATATCCTGCCTAATAGCCTCTGATGTCTCAACGTCAATTCGTCCAACAATTTTACCGTTTTTATCTAATACCCCTCTTTGCCTTAAGTTATCTCTAACGGCGGAATAAAGGCCACCACTAACCCGCTCCTCACCAGCCATTGTTTTTAAGGTTCCGGCAAGCTTATTTAGTCTGATATCTTTAACACCTGGCGCTAATTCTCTGGCTTTTTGGTATAGGTTGCTAATATTTTCATCTAGCGCAATAGATCTTTCCAATACCTCATCAATGGCCGTAGAAGTAGAAGTAATAACATTACCTCCACTATCAACAGCTCTTTTCTCAAATGCACCGCTTAATAATGCTTCTTGTTGCTCTAGTCTTGCTTGTACGGGGCTGTCTGGTTGTCTTTTTATTAAAGATTGCTGAGTTTGAAACTCTCCTGCATCCCTTGTAACCTGCGCTCTTGTTGGAATTAAACCTTCTTGCTCAAAAAGCTGTCTCCTAGCTGCTTGCTCCGCAGTTTCTTGCCCCTGCCTAAACTTCCCGGCTATTGCTCTTCCAGTTGGGACAACCAATTCACCTGCAAGCCCCGCAGCACCAGCCAGCGCAACGTCTTCTGGGTCAAACTCTCCTCCCGCCAATTCCTGCGCTTTTTGGATTCCTGCTTCGGTTGACATGGCGGCCCCTGTTTGCGCCAAGGCCCTCAAAGCCGTTGGTGCAGCAACCTTTTGTCCAATCAATCTACTTGCGGCTTGTGGAGCTGCTGAGGCTGCCGCAGCTGGTCCAGCAAAAGCAGACATTACCCCCAACCCTTGTAAAACATCCATTGGGGATAAGCCTGGCCTATTTAAGCTAACTCTTTGCTGTGTTTCAGGATTAAATGCGAATATTTCACCGTTAGGTTGTGATTGGATGCCTATGTTTGGGAATTGTGTTTTGAGTATTTGGGCAAATTCCTGAGGGTCAAACGTGGTCAATCCTAGCATGGCTGTACCTAGCCCAGCCTCTGGCGCAACTGACTTGATCCCAGCTTGACTGATTTCTGGTACTTGAGACATTCTCAGACGCTCAACCCTTCCGAACTCTTCATCGCTAAGGTCTTGAGCGGATAATTCACCAGCCTCTATACGCTGCAGCAAACTTTCAGTATTAGACTGCCTTTGACTACGCCGCCCACGTCTACCGGCCATAATTGGTTGGGTAGGTTGTTCAGGTTGCTGTGAAAACCTTTGGTCAAGTACAGATTTAATCTGATCCTGAGACATAGAATCAGGAAATTCGAACTCCTGGCCGTTAACTTCTACGATAGTAGGCATTATTCAAATTCCCTTGTTGCAGGATTATATTTAAACCTTCTCCCACCGCCTTCCGCTTGCTTCAACTTACTTCGAACTATTGCGTCGATATTTAGAAGCTTAGCTTCCCTCGCATCAGGCTTATCCTTTCTGGTAGGGATCATATCAAGTAATATTTTTTGATCGCTATCTGTAAACGTGCCTTCACCAGCGGCCCTAAACATCTGCTTAAGTATCGGAGCCACTGCGGCAATCGCACCATCAGCTATTTGTTGCTTAGATGTGAACGCTGGTATTAAACCGAAGAATGGACCAGTTGCGGTTTGACCAAGAGCTGACGAAAGACCCGAGAAAGCTGTTTGATAAAGGTTAAAGGCGGCATCGTCGCTTTTCTGATTCGCTATGGCGTCAGCGTCGGCCTTGGCAGATGCAACCGATGTAGCTACAGCCTTCTCTATTTCAGGCTTTAGCTTTAGCTCAGCAGTTAACCCGGCTTCTTTCTTGGCGCCTGCAATCTCCGCTTCACTAGCGGCAACCGCACCAGTTCTACCGGTTTCAGCAATGGTCTGTGAGGCGCTACCAACAGCCCTAGGCGCTAACCCTAGCTTTATTCTTCGCGCTATTTCTTTATCTCTTTCACTTAATCCCTCGGTCAACATATCGAACTCACGTTCACCAGCGCTCAAATCAGGACTTTTAATAAACGAATCTCTAGCCGCAATTGCCCTATTTATCTTATCAATCGACTCATCACCGGGACGGATAATACCTTCGTAACCAGCTTGGGACATTAGGCCACGAGCAAAGTTAAGCCTTTCCTGAGGGTCTTGTATATTCTGCGCCTTTACTTGCTCCGCAATGTTACCGATGGCAATCACGTCTCTGATTTTGCTCTGCCGATCTGCTTCTGCGATACCTTGCCGACCTGTTTGGAGCTGTTGCTCAAGTTTTTGTAACTTCAGTTGATCTAGCTGTCTTTGCATTGGCAAGGCTTCAACCTTAGATTGCAGTAATTGCTGTTGTAATGGCAAAGCTTGCTGCGCTTCTTGTATATTCAATTGATTAATTAGCTGATTCTGTCTGAATTTTTCACGCTCCATGGCTTCACGCTCAGGGGCCATTGCTCTAGCCCTAGATTGTGTAAACCCTTGTTGCTGGGCGCCTAATATACCCTGCAATGCAGCCATATTTTCACTTAAGCTAGCCATAATTACCTCGTAAGAAAGCTTTGTAACCCGCCGAGTTGCTGGTTCCTCGCTTGCGCTCTACCTAACGGATCAAACGCCAGAGCACCACCAAGCTGCCCAGATAATCTACCAACTGTTGCGGCGGTATCAACCCCTGATAAACCAGTTTGAGCAGCTGAAGCTTGGCCAATACCAGCTGATCTGAATAGATTCTCAATACCACGCTGCCCTAAATCTTCCTGAGTTGCGCCAAGCGCTTGCAGGTTCGCAATATCTTGCTGTTGCAATCCTGCTTGCTGTAGCCCAAATTGTATAGCCTGAGGCACAAGGGCTTCCTGTAGAGCTTTAGCTGTTCCACCGCTGCCTAGTTTACCTCTTGCCGCCTGGTTGGCCATTAATCTATTTGTTACATCAGATTGCAAAGCCTTAAGTAATGGATTTTCTAGTATCTCAGGGCTTAGGAATTGCTGAGAACCTTTCATGCTTAGATCGCTAGCTCTTTGTAAAAGGGGGTTTAGTGGTTTTTCCTGACTTGTTTGAGCAGCTAATGGTTCAAGAGCTTGGACGCCGAACTGTGCAAAAGGGGCTAGACCTGCTTCTAATCTAGCTTGCGCAGCTTCAGCGGAAGCAATCCCCCTCTCGTACATCTGCGCCTGTAATTGTGAAGCCTCTCTAACAGCGTCTTTGGTCTTATCACCGGTGTAATAATCGCTAGCTAATCCGATCAAATTGCCTAGGCCGCCTAAGAGACCTCCCTGTTCACCCCCTAATCCAGGGATACCGCCCTGGGCTCCAAAGAAAGATGCAATCTCCCCAATACCTGGGACACCCGCAGCCTCTAACCCAGCAAGCGCACTTGAACCAAGGTTACCAAGCCCGGACATTGCGCTTTGTCCAGCAGCCATCAAGCCCGATCCCACTTGACCGGCACCCGCCGCCAAAGCTGGTAACGCGTACGCTGCCCCGGCAGCAACTAAAGGCGCTGCTGTATATCTCTCCCAGCCGCCGTAGAGGTCTTCAACTATTTCCTCTTCAAAGCTTCTACCAAGGCTCCTAACTTCATCCTCAAGGTTACTGGCTTCACGCTTTACCGCATCTTCAAAGTTGCTTAACTCATTGCTGACTTTTTCCTCTACCCAACTCATCGCGACCTCACCATGCCCATAATGACTACATCTATTTCATTGCCGTCCTTTAAGAACGCTTTACGCTTCACACCTTCTAATTCATAGCCCATTAATAAAGCTCTATTAATAACATTCGGGTAGATAACTGGTATCTCTGCATTCAACTTGTTTGTGTCGATATTATCCCAAATCCATTTAACAACGTTCTCACATGCTTCTTTTGAATGTTTTTTACGATTGGCTTTCGGAATGTTGGCGTGTAGTTTATAACTGCACGGCCCGTCCTTATGAACTACAAAAACACCAACTGGCTCCGATTCATACTTAGCTAGTAAGTAGTATATGCTTTCATCCCTCGGCGTTTTGAAAGGGGCGTCAAGCTTGGTTGCGGATATAGTCTCGATAATCTCAGGCAAATTCAGAATTGAATCTACTAATTCGTAATCTTTTGTTCTTTCAATTACAACCATTACGTCTCCGTTGTGCCGGAAATATCAACATTAATCACCGCAGCTGTTGCTGCTAATCCTGAAATCTTCTGTGAATTACCAAGTACATGGCCAACTAATTTATTAACTTTAACAGTCTTTCCTGACGGAATTGTCTCTTTAAAAATCCAGTTTCCACCACTTCCGGTTGTTTCCGTCGTAGCTGTGTTTATACGCCACAAAGTAACTTCAACGTTGTTGGTGGAGGTGTTAGTCAAAGTTAGATTACCGATGAACCTAGTTTCACTAGAGTTAGTAGTGACTAGAGAAGATGCTGTGGTTCCTAGTTGAGTTTCACTTGCAAAGTTATTTAACGTAGTTGTCATCTATAATCTCGCTCTCTTCCCCGTATTATCGCCTTGGCTTCAATCAGTCCGCTCAAATCATCAGATATTACAACCTCTACCCGGTCTCTAGTCCTGAAATCAAGAGGTGCCCACCAATCAAGCTCCATTTTTAATTTTAGCAACGTGTTTGTGCCGTCGCTTATCAAGTCTGCAATCGTGAAATTACCGTATAATAAATCGCCTAACTTTCTGGCAGTCAAAGAAAATACAGCTTTATTGTCTTTGAAACGTCGAATTGTAATTCCCGTGTTTAACTGGTTTACGTTCAAAAATTTATCATACGATAAAGCGGGCATTGAGTTGTTCAGAAGGGTTGTTGATATTGCGTCGACCATCAAAACCTCAACTGTTTGAATCTCAAAGATCTTACCAGGTGTAGCCTCAGCATAAAAAACGGCTGAGCCCGCTTCCTCAATTTGAAGATTATCTAGATAGAAATTGGCTGCTTTATCACCTTGTCGTTTAGTTGTGATTATTAACTGATCCACATCGCCAGTTAAATCGAAGTCACTTAAAGGAATGTTGAAGTTTTGCCAAGCGTCTAAAGTTGACGCGTCAATAACATCACCGAGATTAACCTCTTGCCCGACATCGACACCAGCTAACCGAAATCTAAACCTAATCTGGTTAGACGCAGGATTGAAAAAGGTTAAATAAATCCCACCGCTTAAAGAATTGTACGCCCTTGGATCAATAGCACTCGACCGTTCCAGCTCAGCCTGGGAATTGTTTATTGTGCCCGTACCGTCAATTGATTTAGTTCCGGTTTGCGCTTGTGTAGTAGACGCAAAGTCCCAATCACCACTAAGCGCGGTAGCGGTCCACAAAGCTGTGTCAGTGCCGTTGTGAATGCCGTCTGGTGTACCGCTGGGCTCAGCGTCTTGGTTAAAATTAGGCCCATACTCTTCATTTAACAAGAGCTTGGTTTTAGAGTCCCAGTCGTACGCGTCAACCGATGCGACACGTAAAGCCGTATAACCGCCATCCTGTTTAGTCGCAAAAATGTTACCTTTTGCATCCTCAAGCATGGTTTTTTGTGGCATTAGAGTTCCTTATAGTGGCCGATCACCGTTACATACACAGTTGCAGTTGCGATAGTCGTAAACGCTATTTCATCGTCTTGACCTAAAATGAGCCCGCCTTTGGTATCTAGTATAGTACTGGTACCGCCTGCGACACATTTATAAGCTAGTGTATTACCCGCCAGTGTACCTGTCACCGCCGCATTACCGTACGCCGTAGCTGAAGCACTTAAACCGGAGCTTAAGTTAAGATTCTGCCCCGTAATAGTAGTACCCGCAGCCGTTCCGCTTGTAACCTCAAATAATGTAAAGACGGTTGTTGTATCAGAGCACACAATTATTTCATCAATAACGAGAATATTAGTGCTTGATGTGTTTTTTAGAGAAAATACTTCGTCGGCTGCCGTTGCTGCGTAGCTGCTTGACCACGAATACGCTTTCCCTTTAACCTCTGAAGCATATTCCAGATCAGATTCAACCGCCCCAACCACTTTTAGTTGATGATCGTCTGTCACGTCCGGGATATTACCCGTCACACCTCTAAATGCCATGATCTATGTCCTCGCCGCTATCGTTTTCTAAACCTGTTTCATGTACTAATTCAAACATTTCTGCGATTAATCTTAATAAATTGCGTATCTCTTCGAGTAATTGAGTGTTGTATTCTTCTCTATCAAAATTATCACCATTTACGCTCATATAAAAAACCACTCATCAACGTCTATAAAATATCTTATCTGCCTACCTAATCGCTCTTTTTTAAAAATAATATTCTTCTTTGTGCCGTTTACCTTCTTTCCGTTGCCCTTTAGCGTGAGCTTTGTCCCATCTTTAGTAAAATCAACTTGTGAATTTTCGCACGGGTTTTTTGGTAATATTAACGTTGAATTGTTCGTGGCATTGATAAACATGTTATCAAGTGCGGTATAAGTCTCTCTGCTAATTGTCTTTGTAATTAGCTGTTTAACTTCCTCCATAGGGAAATTATAAACCATATTCTGATCTATTTCAGGGGTAGCGGTAAGGGATGAGTAGAAACTATCCCTCGAGCCCTCTGTGACGTCCTCAGACCATGGATAGGTCTCTCTAGTACTTCCTGCGTCTATCAAATCCTCACCACCGCCGGTTCTCACCCACATATCGTGGGCCCATCGGTTTAAGTACTCAAAATACGATCGAGTGTCTGGGTTATTTAGTAGGCTTTTCGGTATCGGGTGTATGAAAGGGTCTACTTGAGTCATCTAGAACCCTCCAGCCATTTTCAGATCGATTGCAGCGCTGTGGAACGTAAAAAAATTAGGGTCACTTGTACGTATCTTAAGCTGGATTTGCCTGAACGAGGCCATGTGATACCATTCAACTCGTATCCTATTCTCACCATCTCGACCAGCTCGGACCCAATCTTCATTGGTGAATGATTGCCCACCGTCAAATGAGGCTGAGAACATAATTAGGGGGTCTTCTTCTGCGGAGTTACCAACTCCAGCCTCCATAATCAGCTCAACGCGACGCATCATCATGCGGCCGCCGTTTTTACCAAGTGCAGAAGCGTTCAGTGGTGCGCTTACACGTTCTCTAATAGTAGGCTGAGAGTTATCGGTATAAGTACTGAAATCAAGCTCTAAAACAGACCCATCCAACCGATTGAGTATTAAGTGTTTGCCGTAAGCATACGTATAATCATCAGCTAGATACAAAGACTCGTCATTGTTGTAACTAAGCTCAAACCATGCGCCGGTTGTCTCTGAATAACACCAAGACTTAGTACTTGTAAGTAATAATACGAAGTTCTGACCATCTAATCGTAAACATCTGACCTTAGCTGTTGATAGGTCGTATGATTCGAATTGATTCGCGATACTTGGTGGCATAAGTGATTGCGGATCATAAGCGCTAGCCCTGTATAAATTCTTATCATCGCCAATCCAATACAGAAAGTTATCATTACTATCAACTGCATACTTTCCTATTAAACCTATCTCCATTCGACTAGATTGAATCCGATCAAAAGGGGGTGAACCTACACCTGAGTTATACCAGCTTTCGATTGTCTTCTCACCGAGCAAGTATAGAGTCTCTCTAAATACGTAAACCCTAACCAAGGGGTCTCCTGATGATTCAGCCGTAGCGTAATTAAGACTCTGTATTGAATCAGGGTCACCAGGATCAGCCACAGCGAAGCGTTCATTTAATCCCTGCCAAATTGCTTGGTTATTCAGGACACCAACTGACCCACCAGCCTCATAGTCTGAATCGGTTATCTGGCTTAGAGTAGATCCATTGTATTGATAAGCATATGCCGACGTAGCTATAAGCATATTCACGCCATCATCGGCAAAAATAACCTGTTCGGTACCTGCGATTGTACCTATTAGAGTCTCCACACCAGCGGATGAGACAGAGTAAAGCGAGGTATCAACGACCTTATACACGATCCCAGTGCGTGTATGGGTATAGATACCCCTTATGCTCGTACCTGTGTTTGTGTTCGAAAACACTTTAGAGCCTGGCCAAGGGAGTAAAACAGAAGGGTAGGCACCACTGGGAACCTGCTCAGGGTACAAGTTTAAAGTCCTCTCTGAACTCATAGCCTTAGTACGGTTCTGGTTGCTAGAACCAACTAGGTTGATTTGCACCGTTTTATAGTCGGTCAAGGGGTCCAACCCTCCATTGAAATACTCGGAGCAGGTCCATATCGACCTCTTCTCTCTTGCTCGTTAGCGTCATTCAGTTTCTCATCAAACAGAGCCTTATACACTTGGGCTTGGTTGATATCTTTCTCCCAGATCGAGAGATGCGTCAAAGCACCGAATAGATAGATATCTGGGTAATTAGTAAGCACATCATTAGTTGTGTTTGATGAGCTTAGAGCCTGAATCCCAGCATAATAGGCCATTTCTACCGTGTAGGTGGTTGAGGGAGCCTTATCAAACTCAATTTGAGAGGTGATAGTAAAAAACCTTGGCTCTCCAGAGGTTCCGGTTATCGCCATTCCTTCTGGTGACTTGTATTGGATATCTTTCGTCACTGAGCCGTTGATTAACGACAAACGACGCATTTCAATAAAACGATCAGGCAGTGCTAAGAATCTCGTAGTAGGGGATGCTGTAGCCCGCTGCTCATTAGCTCTTAATCTAAGCTTTTTATCAATGTCGTTTTCAGTCAAATCAATAAAGTCATCAACCACATTAGATGTATCTGTGCGGTGTGAGAAATTTATGATTGCTTGCTTCAACTCTGCATAAGTTGTAAATGGCATTATATGCTACCCGCGCGAGTTCTTAAGCGGTAAAATTCACGGCTATTTAATTTAGCTACCAGCCAGCCGCGATTCTCTTTTGATAAGGGGTTAGAGCCTAATTCCTTCCACCACATAGCTAGAACGGATTCTGGGATAGAGGCAACTTTGTGCATATCACCCTTCCAACTAGTCCCTTTTTCCGTTTGATTAAATTCATGTTTATTTGCTTTTAGATACTTTGAAACATCTTGAACAATCTCAACATGAAATTTACTCGGATCATGAGCATCCTTATGAAAGATCTCTGTTACATCGCCGTCGGTAGAAAGAATTTTTTTCATATTTAACCTAGAGTGCGGGCGGCGTTAACCGCCCTATTGGGTTAGGCAGTTGTACAGTCTGCAAGAATGCCGCTAGCCTCTTCGTTAAGAGAAACTAGAGTTGATTCCATTAGAAGCTGCACGCGGTCAGTATCGCCAGTTTTAGCTAGATCTTCTCTGCCAAACGGCCTCAAATCAGCGATTTCAAACTTGTCCATCTCAAGCACTAAACAAGATTCTTGGACTTGGAATCGGTTAGGTACAATTGCCATTCTTCCAAAATCGCTAACATAAACATCGATAGCGTTTACCAAAGTCTTGGAAGTCGCTGTGATGTCGCGAGTTGAGTTACCGGAGAATTCGCTAATTGCTTGCTTGTTAAAAGAGCCCACCATGATGGTATCAGGCTCCCCGCCTGAGTCGTAACAGCTAGCAATAACAGACTTTAACAGAGACTCACTGATAGCGCGGTTAGTGCCATCGGTTCGGGTGTCGGTACCGTCGCCAGTTGGAGCAGAACCGCCAGTCCCAAAGGAACCATTGGTCGCTAACCAGGTTTCAATACCACCCAATTCACGCGCCGTAGTGTCATTACCAGCAACTTGAGCATTGTTAGCAAGTAGTGATGTCTCGAAATCACGCTTGATCTCTTTAGTTTGCTTCATTACTTGGTAGTCCATTTCATCAGCTCGACCCGCTGAATCCATAGCTCTTTGAGTACCAGTTACACGCGGCACTTTGTCAAGAATCTGCGTATAGTTGAATAAGCGAGTAGTAGCAGTTGTTGCGTCGGTGGTTGCGTCATCGCCCTCGATAACAGCGTTTGTGCCTGATGCAGCCGCTAGTGAATCAGTCTGCCATTCGACTTTGGTTGAAGTTGCTTTACGTCTCCCACAACCCGCCTGGAAAGGTGTGCGAGTAGGGGACACCATAGTAATAAAGTCGCTTAGATCTTCGCGGTTGCCTACTGCATCATATGTGCTGAAAGTATTAGTTGGTTGAGCCATTTTTTACGTCCTCTTAGCTTTAAGATACGCTAAAGCATCCTTCTCCGAGCCGGTTTGACGAAGCTTTTTAGCTGCTTCTTCAGCCATGCTCAAGTTAGGGGCTTTTCTCACCCCCTTAGAAGGCTTGATCACTTTAGGCGCCTTTTTAAGTTTCTTGTCAACGCTCGGTTTAGCACCTTTCAGATTCTGATACCTTACGGCATCTCTGAAAACGTCCCATAACCTAGCATCGACAGCTTGGTTAATGTCATCAGATGAGAAACCCTTGCTTGATAAATAACCGTTGATAGCTGATATGTCTTTTTGCATAGTTTCAGTGGCTTGACCACTAGCATCCATCCAATCCGGCATACGTTCGCGAATATTTACCATTTGTTGCTCAAGATACTTTTGCCTAGCGGCTGCATTTTCTGCGGCTTTCTTCTCCTCTGCCGCTTTCAACGCTTCACGCCGTTTGGCTTGTTTCTTTTGCAACTTAAGGTATTGACTAGGGTCCTCTTCAATGAGGGTATCCCAATCAATTTGTTGCTCATCCGACTGAATAAGCGCTTCAAGCTCTTGAATCTTGCTATCCAACTTATTCAGCTTCTCAGTAGACTTTGATTGTATGCCTTCCAACTCTTTCCTTTCAGCTGCTAGACTTTGAGTCTTCTGAGTATAATCAGATTGTCGCAAGTAGCCGTTTTTCCATTCTCTGATTTGGTCCAGGGTGATCTCTTCATCGTCGATTAGATAATAAGATTCCTCTACCTCTTCAGCTGCTTCCTCGCTATCCTCCGATTCGACCTCAACCTCTTCCAGGTTTTGATCTTCCTCTGCTTCGACGTTTTCCGCTTCTGCATCGGTTTGATCCTCCGGGGCTTCGGGTGTACTAGTAGTATCTTCAGCTCGCATAGATCGTAAAAAATTTAATGCTTCTTGATTTGATTCGGAATCCACTATGGGTTGCTCCTATTTGTGTTTGTCTAAGGTTAATTGGGATATCTTCCCATCCGTCATTACTGATTCTAAATAAACTTCAAACTTTTGCATTGTCTGAGCTTTACGCCACAATTCATCGCGCTCTTCGTGTTGATCAAACGCAGTATTAATAAACTTGTTGTAGTTATCAGCTTTCATCGCTGTCAAAGCTTCCTTAAGCATAGGGTCTTGCATTACTTGCCTAGCTCTTTCAGCTCTTGAGATGCTGTTATGTGCTTTGTTCTTCTGCTCTGTGTTCAAATTAGTGACCCCGGCACATTGACCTGATTCTCTGCTTCTATCTCTGTTAGCTTGATCGCCATGTCATCATCATGGAATCTCTCTTTCTGCTGCATCTCCATGATCTTCTCTTGTGATTTACCTTGAGCTTCAATGAGCTTAGCTTGCGCCTTGATTCGCTCAGCTTCGGCCAATGGGTTGGCTTGTGCTGCCTCTTGTAGCTGTTGTACTGCTGCTTTGAGCTGCTCATTCTCTGCTAACAGTAGTTCAATTGGTTGCTCAGGATCATTAAAGAACTCTTTTGATGTATGCATTCCCATAGTCTTAATCATTCGATCAATTAGATTATAGGTCTTTTTATCATCAACTACTAATGAGCCCCTTGCTTTGAGTTGCTCTTGCACCTGCAACAATGAGCCTAGGTTTACAATCAGCTGCTCATCACTTGACGCAGCTAGGCCAACATTTGATCGGATTGTGTGGTCATATCTCCAAAAACGCGGGTCAATTAGAAGTGGTTCCCCATTGTAAAAAACCTGCATTCTCTCGTTTTGGTAGTGAGATAGAAGGGACGCCATACCCTCGTAGAGCTCTCTAAAGCCTGTTTCAGCAAATACCCTCGCTATGTGTTCAATCTTGGCTGTGGCGGCCTTCTCAGCGCCTCTGAAGCGTGTAGCGGTCTCTCTTTGTAGAGAATCAGCGTCTAGACCCTGGTTAGCAGTAATGCCGCCCGTTGTTTGTTGTCGTGCAGAGTCTACGTATTGGACAACTTGTAAAGCTTTATCACCGACATAAGGCGTTTCGAGTTGCGCAACTGCGGCCCTAGGATCTGTGTTTGTTCTAACTACGCCGTTAGGCCTGTTCACAAGCACGTCATCGATATTTGTATCACGTTCATTAAGCACAACACGTGCATTATTTACACGATAGATGTTATTAAGTATCTGTCTATAAATCGCGGTCTTAATATCTTGTGTTTGCTGCGTTATCTCGACACGTGACCGACCAATAAGAGAATCAGGCATAGGTACAGCAGACATTATTGCAAAAGGTACGTGCTCGACCTTCTCGTTTTCTAAGATCTTATTACCGGCCATAATGACTCGACGACGCTCTACCAATCCGTCACCATCGTAGTCAACTAGGACATAAAGGTCTGACACTTCCACTTCTTCAGAGGTCCAATGTTGAACATTCTCAAAGTCATCTTGACCACCTTCAGCTTTCCATCGAATGGCTTTAAGATTGGTTTGGTCTTCGGCCTCATGTGATGGGAGGGATTTAACCAATTCCTCATCGTAACCTTGTGCAATCAATTCACCTTTAGGTACTAGAGTACAGTCACCAACAATCTCAGCCTTATCCTTACACTCGGCATTACGAGAGATGATAAAATTTTCGAGAGGAATCTTTGAGTATTTAGGGCCCTTATCAGTGTATTTAAGCCTGAATTTAAGATAATAGCCGTTTTCGTCTTGATCCTGTCCTATGATCTCGGCATCTTCCGGCATGTCTTGAAGTAAGAGCGTTATCTCTTCCTCGCTTAAACCGTCAAACTCACGCTCTTTAATTATTTCCTCTTCGCAATACTCATACTTGATAACACTAACTTTCTGGATAAGTGCATCTTTCATCCAGTCATGTAATATCTTGAACGAGTTTTTCTGATTCTTTATAAGATGATTGACCAGCTGGGTTTTTTGCCTAGCTTCTATGATGTCCGCATTGGCGCCAGTCTTCGGCATAAACTCCATAAGCTCTTGTGGACCGAGGAACATTCGAGTTAGGCTAGTCATATCTGAATCAACAACATCAGCGCAATCTGTAGATATAACCTGGCTTTGCCCTTCAATCTCGTTGCCCATCGGGCAGCCAAGGTAGTATTCTAGGAACTCCTCAGAGTTACGGACAAACTCACCCTGATAGATGACCGCATCACGCTTAGCCTGATCAACAATTGCGTATAATTCGTGGTCTTTCATCTTAGCCATATTCAGCCTTTACGCTTTAGCGCCTTCGATACTTGCTTTTGGTTTGCCCGGCTTCTTTTTCGGTGGGTCTCTATCTTCAACACCCGCAACTTTGCGAGGCTCAGGGCTTAACACATTCATTTTCCGCTCGAGGACTTCTACTCTTTTACGCAGTTCATTTATTTCATTCTGTTGTTTAATGCTCATACAATACCTAGTTTCGGGTAATTAATTGGTTTCCAGTTATTTGTCTGCCTGCTGAAAGTGATAGGCGCTATTGCTATTGCATCGGCCGAATGTGAAGACCAATCATGATCAGGCCCTAATCCTATACGCCGGTCATGATCAATCTTTTCATGATACCAAGCTAACGCTTTCATTCCTGCTTCGCACTTTCGGTCAAACTTCATTCGGTGGAAGTTGTTCCGCATGATCTCTATTCTACCAGATGCAGCGCCTTTACCTTGATTCGTTATTACATCGACATAATAACCGGCTTTTTCAAACTCTGTCTTATACGATACAGAATAGACCCTGTCCTGTGTCTTACCATCATGAGGTAGCCATATCTGGGCTCTATCTGGCGTGTAACCTTTAGTTCTTAGCCAGTTAAGATGATGTCCTATGTCTTGCCCTTGAACTTCGTAGTGGTCGATAAAATGAATCCAGTCACCAACGAATTGCCCGGCCCAAAACACGAAATTATCAGCTCTTGCGCCTGTCCCACCAATATCAGCAAACAATCTCACTGTTAATAATGGGTCCTCTAATACATCAACGCCCCATCTACCTTCAGCCCGAGCTTTGATTATATTATCAGTATAGTATGCTGACTCTTTAACCTCCAGATACTGACCTTCCCACACATGCTCATAGCTATGAGGGCGTTTCTCTCGGTCCTCTAGTCGCTCCTGTTCAAGCGTGTCGTTCCACCAGGGATTATCTTTCCAGTTTAATTCGACAATCTTACTATTTTTCGGTGGCGTCTTCTTAAATCTGAGATCAGTAGGGGAGCCATCTTGCTCAGGGTTCCACGTCACCCATATCTCTGAGCCTTGCTCTCGAACTGTAGGAGTTACCTTTCTCCAGCACTCTTCACTAACTTGCTCAGCCTCATCAATCCAGAGTATCAATATCCGCGCTTTTGACTTAATCGAATCTATATTCTTTCTCAAACCTTGGAACGAGAAATCAACTCTCCCGGGGCCAGTCTTTGTCCTTATGTACCTTTCACCTATCTCAAAGTGTGGTAACAACCATTCCTCAGATTCAATCGCGTATCTAACCTCAGCAAACGAACTCTCTTCTAATGAGTTCTGATATTCCCTACCACATAACACAATTCCGCTAATACCTTTCTGTGCAGCCATGTAAGCCCTAACAGCTGCCATCTTTGCAAAACCCTTAGTTTTACCTGATCCCCTTCCACCGTAAGCCCCTCTATAACGAGCATCACCCATAAATACGGGTATTAGTTTCGGCGGCAACTCAATTTGTTGAGTCAATGTTTGGTGCCACCAGTTCTATTCTGCTTACTTCTATAGGACCACCCTCAGGGCCTGACACTTCCGCATCTACCTCAACAGCCCGCCTTTTAGGGGCCACATACTGAGCTAACTCTTTCAGTAGATCTTTGACTAACGACTTATCCATATCTTCTCCAAGTTTGATCTCATCTTTTACTAGCTGGGCCATAGATGCGATAGGGTCTAACCCGATCTTTTCTAGTTTCGCTTGTACAGAAGCCGTGGCTTTATTTATAGAGCCCTTTTTTCTACCGCCTGTTTTTGGTCCACCTTTTGCGCCCATAGTCTAAATATGTCTATTCCCGTCTAAGTTAGATCTATTTTTTAACCTTCTTTGGCTTCTTGCTTATGCTTGTACTGCCCATACACTATTATCATTTGGTTGTACTGCCCATACGCCATTATCATTCGGTTGTACTGTCCAAATTGCGCCTGTCTGTATAGTTGCAACTCTCTCCGTGATTGTCAAAGCTTGTACACCTACACTAACCCCAATATTCCGCGTAATAGTAGCGTTTAGCTCTGTAATCGTTAGCGCTTGACTCGTAGCTTGTACATCAGCACCCAGAACAACACTTGCTTGATACTCCGTTAATACTAAAGCCTGACTCGCTGCATTTACATTCGTCTCAGCGTTAACAAATGCGTTTTGCTCTGTAAGTGATAGAGATTGGCTCGTCGCATTTACATTAGTAGCGCCTGAACCTGTGTCTATCGTCGCATTTTGCTCTGTTATGACTAGAGATTGACTTGTTGCGCTAACAGATACATTTAAATTAACGTCAGCAGCTTGCTCTGATATAACCAAGGCCTGAGCAGTAGCGCTTACATTTGTCTCTGCGTTTACTGTTGCGTTTTGCTCAGTAATAACGAGAGATTGAGAAGTAGCGTTAACCTGCCCGGCGACATCCTCACTGACATCTTGATCAGCTAAGGGTATGTCAGCTAAGGGTACATCAGCTAATATCATCTTACGCTAGTGTAAATAATCCAGATGCGTTAAAAGTGATCGTTAAATCACCGGCAGTCATATCTACCGGACCACCTAGGTCTATATAACACAAAGCAGCATCTGTTGTGCCGTTGTGTAGACCATCTTGATAAACCAAACCCCAATATGCGTCTGTATCATTTTCGGCATTTTGCGCCCAGCTCGGATTAGTCGAACTATCAAAAGTCACAGTACCTGATGATTCAACCCACGTAACTGTTAAAGTGGTTCCACCCGCAACATAAGTACCACCAGTGCCAACTTCAGTAAAGTCTGATAAAGTAGGGGTTGCAGTAGCCGCGGTCGGAGCAGTCGTATTATCTAAAACGGCACACTTGAAAGTATTTGTGTCTAGATCAAAAGTACCATCCGCCAGCCATTCCTTCGCAGTGTTGAACACTACCAAATCACCTCGAGCCATCTTCTACACCTCTATTTTAAGTCAATAATTTTTCGCAGCCTTCGAAAGCTACCGCGTAATTCTTTATAGTCTGGTAAGCTTCATCACCCTTATCAAACTTAGCCGTGCCACCTTCAAAATAAATTATGGCCTCATGTTTGTTAATAGCGATAGATTTCAAAGCATTCCAAGGTATAAACACAAAGTTATCATCTGAATTTTTTACCCAGATATCACTTGGATAATTAATCTTTATGTTGGCCATGATGGACCTGTAACAACATCATAGGCGTTCACGACCGTCCAGTCAGTTTCACTATTGATAGACGTTATCGCATTTCTTGCAGCAACATAAATGTCGATTGCTTGTTGATAATCTGTTGTAGGCTGTCTAGCTGCTGGAGCAATTGAAAGCCATCTTTCTTGCTCCAACTTTAGTTCATCGAGGTCGTTTATCGCTGGGAAAACTGCGCTAATTCTCGCTAAGCCTTCTGATTTTATTTCATCGCCTTTTTCAGCTTTCACGAAATCAATCGGGTCATAACCGTCAATCAAAGAATTTATTGCGCTATCTATCAGCTCAGATGAATTACCATTGCTATCATAGCCAACAAAAACACCATCACGCTTTATCACTCGATAACCGTTTTGCTCTAAATGTTCCGCCAATCCCGGCAATGTTTGATAATTTATCATTAGACGCTACCTGTTAATAAAAGCATTAAGCTTGTTGATTGCGTGTTAACTGTAGTAGAGACTGAAGGCGACGCAGGTAAAGAAGTCCAACCACCGCTTAACGTGTCGGTGGCTTGTATCGACCACCTGTAGTTCCCTGCACTAAGCTCAACGCCCAAGTGATTAGATCCACATTGGTTAGCTGCAAGCCCTTTAAAATTTATCCCCAAACCACCTACACCCAAAACAATGTAATAAGATTCTCCGGCGCAAACCTCTATGTTACCAGCGCTCCATGACGTGGTGCTTGGAGTGCCCGCGCCGGTACTTAAATCAACGTCACCGGTAGTTCTCAACAAATTACCCGGAGTACCATCGCTTGCAACATCATATAAACCAAACTGATAACGATCACCTGAACCTGTTGAGTTAGTCAGATGATAATAACCAACGCCATCGCAATCCATCGAAAGCGGAGCTATCCACGGCAATATATAAAGCGTGTTAGCGCTTACGCTATAGGTTTGGTTAGCTTGTCCGTTGTTATGTATTGATGTTACGCCGTAATTAGCAGATGTTGCCCCGACATAACCACTTAAGCTTTGCGCCAAAGCGTAAGAAGATCCAGAACAAATAACCGTTTTTTCATTCGTGTTAGCAAAGTTAATAGCAGCTTTAGTGCCGCTGCTGTTATCAAAAATATTTTGACGGACTAGAGTAGTAGACGCACTTAAATACCCTTGGCCTGTCTCCCATAAATTCGCTGTGCCGTCTATTATCGTGTAGTACAAGCGGCGATTGGTTCCGAAAACTGTGTTAAAACTTTGGTAATTCGTAGCAACTGCTAATGTCGTGACGTTGCCCGTGCCGAAATTATCTGAAGTTGTTTCTTTGATTCGATTACCAAGCATTTTACTTTTCCGCCCCGCTTGCGGACTTTGCCGCCAAAACAGCCAAATTCTTTGCCATCAAAGATAGCTCTTTAGTCAATTCTGTATGATTACTCTTCAATGTCTTGTCAATCTCATCAAGTCTAGTTTCTAGCTTGTCGATATCGCGATCAGTTCGGTCAATGTGTGCATCTTGTACAGCTCGAGTACTCTCTAATTTTGATTGTAAATTGCCTACTCGTATACCCGCACTAGCCGCCATTGCTTCAACACCATTGATTTTCTCAGCTAATTTCTCAACACCAGCCGCCATTGCCTCTACTCCAATGATTTTCTCGGCTAGTCTCTCGACATCTTTGTTAGTTTTGGTAAGTTTATTACCTGATTCGTATATCTTATCATCAATAATCTTTAGATTGATGTTAATAATATATCGAACTGATACTATAAGTAGCACTAATAATGTAGCTGCTATCGTTATAACATCAATATGCGTTAATGCACCTACCGCAGCAGCGGCGGATTTGTCGCTAATCATATTATATACTACCGATCATAATTTGTCTTTACCTTTTCCAAGGCGCATCAATTTATTGACTTCTCTTATCGAGCAAGCCATTTTTTGAGAAATTGTATTGTTATTTAACCCTTTATTTTTTAGGTTCATACAAATCTCTACCGCAGTATCTAACGAGATATCTTTATATTTGGGCACAAATTCGGCTTTTATGTCTGACACTTTACGTACTTTCTGGACTTTAATCTCACCCCCTCTATCCAGAAATTCCTGCACGTGCTGATCGATCGGGCCTTGCTTTTCATAATGAAACTTTAAATCTGGCTTCAGCATCCTTTATTTCGCCCCTAATCTGATTGTCTATTGCTAGTAACTCAATATTAGCATAGTTTTCAAACTCTAACCTGCCGGTTTCCCCATCCTGCCTAAGCGACTCCATTCTTCTGAACTCTTTACGATAGTGAGCTGATATTTCTTTAATATAGCTCTTATGCTTCCTAAATTCTGTTCTGCTTAACCTTCTAATATACTCCCTTTCCTGCGAACCAAAGACATCATCATAATGCTGGGCAAATTCAGCAAAGTTACCTCCGCCAAATCGACCGCCACCCAGCTTATCATGGCATCTATGGCAATGTGCAAATGCATTACTTGGATTGTAGCGGGTTGCTAGATAACCTCTAGATATGAAATGTGAGCAATGTAAATTGGCGAGATCGTGAGACATGTCGGTCTTGCAATATTCGCAGATGTAGTTGTTTCTGATTCTGATCGCTTTACTGAACCAATTATCGGCTGGAGTGCGCTTGATCATAGTTAACCCTAAGGTTGCGTTTCGTTTCGTTGTCTTGCATTGTTTTGCTTTGCATTGTCTTGCAATGCGTTGCAGTGCGTTGCGGTGCCATGCGTTGCGGTACGCTGCGACGCGTTTAATGCATCACTTCCAGATAAAGCTACTCCATAAACTTAGATTTTCTAGCGTAATCTTTAGCGCTATCAATCTTAGCTTTAATTCTAGCTGAATTACATTTTTTAATGTTCTCCTTTGGGGTGTTCTTTTGAAGTCTTAAAGCGCGCTTTAACTTACTGTCTGCGCTTTTAACATACGCCATTATCTGACCTTCGTTTTCTGAGGGCAGTAAAACACGGTATCCAGTGGGGTTACTTTTAAAATACTTACCCTCAGATATTAGCCTACCTCTAATCCAGTCACTTGCGGATAACTCCTCTAGAGCTGCCTTTTTGAATTCGTCATGGGTGCCTACTTCAGGCACATATATATTAAAAACCTCCCTAAAGTAGTCCAGGCTTATAACGGAGCCGTATTCCAGTTGGCCCCGCTTCTTTAATAGTTCATAAGCTTCCATCTTATCCATAGCTCACCTCACACCGGCCAAAAGTAGGCCTAAAATTACCAAAACCACCATAACGTGCTGCATAATTAATTATGTTTTTAATGTCATCCTCTTGAACGATCATGTCGTCATATTCTAAATCACAAGAAAATGACCATTTTTTAAAACAAGGAAAAGCTTTAACGATGCGAACCTGGCCCTGTTTCAATGGCACGACATAATGAAATTCGGATTGCTTGACGATATCTAAGGGCTCTTTTACTTTTTCTTGCCCTTCATAATCCAATGTTAGAAACTGATCTTTTGCGAAGATAGCCCCTCTGCATTTTGCTTTTGATATTTTGCTAATTGAAAAGGCGTTGTTATTTATTGCAGCCAGAACCCAGCTAGAAGGAACAACAACTTTATCTTCCCAGTAAAGCGCGGCTCTTATATCTAGATCTCTGATCTGCAACAGGACTTCATCTGTTTTGTTACGCTTGCTTTGTAAGCGCTTTTTCTCTTTTGAAAGGGGGTGTAGTGGGTCTACTGTGGCGGGGTTACAATGTATTAACTGATCAATACCAGTAAATGAGACTTTAAGATCTCTAATCATTTTATGTTTCCTTTTAGTTAATAAAACACCATCAATTAGTGGTGAGTTCGTTTCGTTTCTTTGCACTGCCCTGCGTTGCTGTGCTCTGTATTGCTTTGAAATGCATTGAAATGCGGTGCGATGCGGTGCGTTGCTCTAATGCGCTCATCTATAGAGCAAGTCTAATATAACACTACTGTACTTGCTTTGCAAGAAAATCTGTATATTCAGATTCTGGCTTTGGCAACAGTAACCCATGATCAACACACCAATGGTCGATTTTTTCCATATAAAAACAAAACTCTGACTTACCAAGCTTGGCAGTAGATTTTAACTGCTTAGAGATCTCTGTCTTCCCTATTTTCTTTGGCTTCTCATAACCCAAAAACTTGTGCCTCATAATATCATGCAAATCCTCAGAGCTATACTTATCACCCTTTTTGCTAAAATGTTTCGACATTTCCTTAAGCCATGCCCAATACAGTCTATTAGCAGATAACGATCTAGGGTTTGAGTACGCCTCGACTTTAATTATGGCTTTCTTATCTTTAGCTAATATCGGTTTTATCTTGCTGCTGATGAATTTATCGATGTACTTTTTATCTCTCTCCAAATCAGATACTAATTGGTAATTACCTTCCATTCTATTCCTCCCTCATCGCATTTAAAGCAATATCAAAACAGTTATTAATTCTTTCTTGTTTTTGCTTTTCTTCTTCTTGCTCTTCTTGCAAAATTTTAATAGCTTTAAAAACATTTTTTGTTTTGTATTTCAAACGCATTAAACGCTTGTGATCAAGCCCTAACGCTTCAGCCAAGACCTTATTATTCTTGTAGAACACGCCTTCGTACTCAACGCCCCTAGAATCTCTAAATTCTATAGCCTCCTCAAATGTTCGCCCTACATCCATTCTGCTCTGCATTGTTTTAATATGAATTCCATATTCTCTAGCAACTTCACACCTGCTCTGATATGTTTTTCCTTTGTACTCTATCCTTATCATACAATTCACCATCACGCACTTTTAACAAACTTACCATCGATCATGCGGCCTTTTCTATCTTTAATTTCATTCCATGCTTTCTTTAAACAATTCTCAAATTCATATTTATGATTAACACTTAAATCATGCAATATACCAATAGCAAGTAGATAATCTCTATAAACAATCTGGCGTGCCACGTCATGCATTTCGTCATGAACACTGTAAGCAATTCCTGGAAATGTGCCCCGATAACGGAAATACGCAGCATTAACAATACAAACAGCAATATCCCCGATAGCATCCATTCGCTCATCATCGTTTTCAGCTGTTAGATACTCCCCGATCTCTTCTAGTGCTTTAGCTTGCTGATGAGCCTCTGTAGATTGCTCGTAGATTCCTCTTTCTTCTGCCCACTGCTCAACATTATTTTTAAACTCCTCAAATTCCATTTTTTCCTCTCTCTGTTTTCTGGTTTGATAAAATTTTATTAATGCACTCATCTGTCATTTGTACTGCTACTATTGCTAACTGATGATATACGCTCTGATCTCTAATCATTAGATGCGGTGAGTATCTTGCGAATATAGATCTCTGACCCTTGATTAATTCGCACTTATCAGAGATCTGCTGGAGCACCTCTTTTTCTACATCTACTACCAATCGATTAGGCAACCACGCTTTCACTTATAGCCCCTATCTCAATAATCAGACTTTTTAGATTCTCAGATACTAGCTCGAATTGATCATTTAATTCAGTGCAATCAAAGCTATTCACGCTGTTTAGCAATTTGATTTCCTTTGCTAAATCATTGTAGCATTTTATAACGTTCTTAGCAGTTTGTTCTTTCAGTTGATTACCAATTTCCATTTTAATCACCGTACTCTACTAGATCTGTAAATTTGACTGTTTCAGCTTTAAATGCCACATCAATATACCCAACCGGACCGCTCCGATTCTTTTCAATTAAAAGCTCTGCAATCCCCTTTTTATCGCTATCCGGTTCATAGTATTCGTCCCTATAAATCATCAAAACAACGTCAGCTTCTTGCTCAATGTCTCCACTGTTTTTCAGGTCAGACATCATTGGTCTTTTATCTGTTCGTTGTTCAACGCCTCTATTGACTTGACCGAGAGCAACTACAGGAATATCTAATTCTTTAGCGATATTCTTCAAACCTTCAGCAACCTCGCCGACTGCTTCAACTTTGTTAGACGTGTTAAACGTTGGCTTGATCTTTTGTATGTAGTCGACAAAAAGAACCTTAATGTCGTGTTTTTGCTTCCATTCTCTCGCCTGTCTTTGTACCTCTGAGATCGTTATGCCACCTTTATCATTAATCCATATCGGTTTGTTAACCAGGTTTGTAGCTGTTTGAGCAAATAGTCGTTCACTCTCATCAGATGAATATTTAGCCAGTCTTAGTTTTTGAAGATCTACATCACTTACTAGTGACATACCTCTCATTGCTAACTGCTTAGATGACATCTCAGAACTAATTACACCAGCTTCTACGCCACAACTTAAAAGCATATTCACCATAAGAGCAGTCTTACCCATCGCGCTCCTTGCCCCAATCACGACGAAATCAGTGTTGTGTAAACCGCCTAACTGTTGATCAAGCTTAGTTAATCCTGTTGTGATACCAACCAAACCATCTGTTTTTAATGCTGTCTCAATATCATCAATAGCACCTTTAACAGCGTCATTTATATGTGTCGCATGATTGACCGACTCTTTAGACAGCCCCATAAGAGCCGCTATGGTCTTGTCTATCATATCCTGGGGATTTGCATCAGATGAGTTTAATAACGCCTCACAGGCCGCTCTAGCTCCTTTTAAACGATACTCCTCTGCCAGTCTCTGGCTCCAAGCCTCTACAGCATCGGCAGAACGAGCAGGAATAGTTTCTTTCATAATTTTTGTTAAATAAGGTGTTAAATCTTGACCTGTAACTATCAACATTTCTTGTTGTACAGTTAAAAAATCGACATGCTTATTCTCAGAAATCATTCGTTGAATTGTTAACCAGATAGATTTTAATTGCTCATTTTCGAAGTAATCAGCTCTGATATCTGCACTACTTACTAAATGTGGTGATTTAATTGCTGTTGCTATTAAAGAATATTCAATCATTGTTCTCTCTCCTTAAAATTTTCTGATTTTCCGTTGTTGATTAACGATAGGTTTTACATTTTTATTTGATACATCTAGCTCATCTTCCCAACCTCGATGTTTAATCCATCTAACTACGTGCGGTGGATTTGAGACAAACTCGCCAGAGTCTAGTATTTTTCTTTTGTTTGACAAGTGAGCATCTGTATTTTTGATTAAGTGCTCTACCTGTGATTCATCTAATCTGAGCTTTTTAAATGCGCTTAACGCCTGTTGTTTATTACCTGGTATAAAATTGTACTCCTTGTATATGTTTCTAATTTTTAACCAAAACGCATCGTCAGATGCAGTATTATTATATGTATTAGTATCAGGGTTATTAGTACTAGGGTTGCCTGCAAATTTTTGCGGGTGGGCACCTGCAAATTTTTGCGGGTGGGTATGTATTTTTTTGCAGGTGGGTTCGTTTTCATGGTGAATTACTGGAAACCCGTTAGTCGGTAATTCTGATTTCTCCCAGTCTTTTGACCACTCTTCCTTTGCCTTTGCAGTTATTTGTATGAACATCATAGAGCGACCAGTGCTTGTATATGTCTTTTTCTTAATTAAACCCTTGTCTTCTAGTGGTTTAAAATATGTTCTAATTGACTCTGGTTTTATGCTTAAAAGCGGTAAATCTTCAATGATTTTTTTCTGAGTAACCCAGTGATAAGGATTCTGATCATCATCTATCAACTTTGCTTTTGTTGACCATGATGGCAGCTTATAAAGATATGCAAAGAAAAATGCTTGTTTAACAGTCAAGCCCCACTCTTGTGAGACTCGTTGATTGACCAATATATTAAAATCCATATAAAATACGCCCTATAAGTTGGTTAATGGTTAATGGTTAATAGTTGATTGACTTATTTGATTGATGTCTCCTTGTGTTTGTAGTTCAGATGAGGGGGGTTTGCAGACCCCCTTTAATCACCCTCTCTAATCCGGTTTAATAGCTAAATATTAATATTCATGGGACACATTTTGTACCATGAGATCGTTATCGTGTAACGTCTACCCAGATACTCGTAAAAACAATCACGGTGTGAAGTACCGTTTTCAACTTCGCCAATATAAAATGCTGTAGCTAATAATAATGTCTGTATCATAAATCACCCCCTCCAAACATTGTTATTAAAAATAACGTCATAAATAAAAGAAACATAACATTCAGCGTCACGCCTGGCGCTTCTACTAAACGGCGATACATTGTTATTAAAAATAACGTCATAGATAAAAGAAACATAACATTCAGCGTCACGCCTGGCGCTTCTACTAAACGAGGATTATTAGTAAAAAACCAAAAAAAAATAACACTAATGCATGTCACCGCAATCGCAAGAAAAAAAATTCCAGCTAACACTTCCATAAATCACCCCCTAAAAGCTTGGCTTTATATCAACATCCCACCCGCGTTTATAACCCTCTACTAACAAGCTGCCATCGTAGAATTCATACCAGCTGATCCCATATTCCTCATGCTCTATATATATAGCTATGTCGTCTTCGATCCCTTTTAGAATCTGCTCCTCATCATCTGGATTCGCCTCAAGCTCTTTCAGCACTTTTGCTGCATCTGTTTTTGATAGATCCATGATTACCCTCTCTTGTAGTATTTAAGTGTACGTTTAAACTTTTCTAGTTTTTCTAGCTCTGACTCATGCAGTATCAGAGCGTAGTTTTTAAAGCCTTGAGTTTTTAATCTCTGTTTAAATTCCTTGGCTCGTTCTGCTGTCGTTTTCAAACTTGCTACCTCAGCGTTAATTCTTAATTACAGTCTACCCAACTATTAAAGCCTTCTTTGTGCGCTATAACCTCTTTACTGTCGTTGTACAAGTAAAGCTTTGTGCCTTCTGTAATGTGGAACATCTTTGTGGCTTGCTGCTTTAATCCTCTGATTGATACTGATTCTAACTCCTCTAACTCGTACCCTGCTGATGTAGGGCATGATACATAACCGATGTTTTTTGAGTTATTCATAGTCTCTCTCCGTGTTTGTGTGTTTGTCGTTGGTATGATTTAAATATACATCCGTTACTAGTAACAGTCAAGAACTATTTATTAAGTTTATTGATAAATTTCGCTAGTCTATTATGTGTACTAATTTGTGGGTCAACATTGACATCATTATCACGCAGTCTCTTTAGTGTTATGTAGCCAATTCCCGTCTCTCTTTCTAATCTATATAGAGATAGTCCTGTCTTTTTAATGATCTTTGAATAATCTACTTTCTTTATTACGTCCATAACCCACCCTTTTGATATCAGTTTAATTGTGCTTAGTTTAATTTGATATAAATAATTATACAATTATCTATAATTATTACTAGACATATTATAGTTACCTCACTAATATAATTAATAACAGCGCACGACAACGGAGACAATAACAATGAGAGATTACATTTTATTCGGGATCGGGGTTGTATGTTTTTCAATAGCAATGATGGGAGTGGGACATGGATATAAATGAAGCAAAGCAAATACTAGACAAGCAAGGTGATGCCTTAAGCCAAAAACAAATTGAAAGTTGGTTAGGCCCTTTTGCAGACGGCATCATAAACATGCTAGAGGGTGAAATAGAAGACATAGAGAAAGGATACCAGCGCCGATTATCAGCAACTGCTATCGCTGTACTAGGTGTATTAGAAACAGCAACTGAAAAAGGTAATTTACCATGGGCGGTAGATCATGGATGATCTGATTGAGTGGGTTTGTTGGATAGGGATAGGCTTTATTACTTACGGATTTTTGACGGGGGCTTTATGAGAGTCGAGGTTCAGCATTATACGTTACACAGCATAGTAACAGTAGATAGATGGTGTAATTTCTATTTTGTTGGACCTCTGCACGAGCAAAAAGCAAATAAAAACAAACAAGAATGCATTAGAAGGTGCACGGAGATAGTTAAAAATGAAAAGCAAAGACGAAAGGACAACTGTATTAGGCACTAGCATTTATCTGCTAGTTACATTAACAATAATTTGGGCGCTACTGCTCTAAGAGAGAGGAATATGAGTTTTGCAGGAGAAGTGTGGCAAACATTAAGCAAGATCGATGTTAGTCATAAAGTTGAGAAAAAAGGCAATCTTAGTTATTTAAGCTGGGCTTGGGCATGGGGTGTATTGATGGAGCACTACCCCGCATCAAAGTACAGCTTCAAGGAGCCAGTCTTTTTTGAAGACTGATCATGTGAGGTGTGGGTTAGCGTGCAGGTAG